GCTCTACTTCTGGTGTCATTTTTTCATTCATCCAACCATCAAATACTTTGATGATCAAATCACACAATTCATCTGGGACAGCATTTTCAAAAATGCCAATATGATCTACTAATTTCATTGCTGTTGATTTAAATATACCTGTGGTGGTATTCTACCACAATATTCATCAAGTTCCATAATTTGATCTACTTTTTGATCTGGACCCTGATGTTGCCAAAATTCTGCAAGAGCATTTCTACTATCTTTATGAAAGATATCAATGTGTTCTTCATGAATTGCAGATCCAAGATCTAATCTATAATTGAACAATGGGGTAGAATATCCTTTGCCACTATCAAGAATTAGATCTTCAGATACAGCTCTTGGTTTAATATTTTGATCAATCTTCCAACAAGATCCTCTATTGTGAAGTTTGAAAATTTTTTCTGCATGATGTCTAGTGATTAGATAACAGGCAGCAGAAAAATCATTGATAAACCTATGGTGTAACTTCAGTGTAATACCATTCGGATTAATGATTGTAAACTGACAAGTATCAAAATTAATTGGAAGTCTTTTTCTCACTTCTTTCCAAGTAAAGTTCCAATACTTAGCAGTAGAAAGATCAACATCATCTTCCATGATCATGATTTCTGGAAGATCTGTTTCATATAAAAAATATTTGATTGCATTCAAATGAGAAAGAACACAAGCAATCTCACCTTGATTCATGTTATGTGGAATTGTTCCCTTCAAATATGAAGTAGGATCATCTTCTTTACCATCAATACCAGAAATGCGATGATGATCATCAATCTCCCAATAAGTAAATTGATCCTCCATGTATTTCCTACGTTCTGGAAATCTATTAAGATTAATCCAAAGGCATTTAGGAAATTCTTTTAGTTTATATACGGATTTGTTCTTATCCACCAATCTTCTTCCCGTGAATAATACCTCGATTTGCCATATAAGTTTGATTAGTATAATATTCTAGAATTTTTTCTGGAGATATTCTTGACAAATGTTGAAATAGACTTCTGTTTTCTTCGATATGTGGATTATTAAACCAAGAGTTAGAAGTTCTCTTGTGTTCCAAATGATAAACTGCATCATCAATTCTTGCTACATGTGATAGTTGATTGAACCGAAGATACCGTTCATCATCTTCATACCCATACGATACGAAGTTTTCATTCTCCATACCTAAACGAATATATTCTTCGCGGTCAAAGAACTGACAGAACCCATACTTAGCATCCCAAACTTTTGTATCTGTGAATGCTAAAAAGTTAAAATTAGAGTTGATAAAATTGCTTGCTTGATCATCATCAAAAAATATTTGACGCTGATAATCACCATACCCATAAGGATAAACTACCTTGATGGGTTCTGGTTTTGCATCAGGAAATTCTGGATTTGAATACCCATTCAAGATCAAATCTACTGCTTGTCGATAGACATGTTTTGGAAGAATGATGTCACTATCATAGTTGACAACGATTGGCGTTTTAGCCATCAATATCATATCGTTGAGCAACCTTGTTCTATGGAAAACATACTGATCGGTTTCCTCAAACACATGCACAAGATTTTTAAGTTGATCCTCAGTTAATGCTTGTTTAATCTGAGGAAGAACAGATCTTTCAAACGTAGATACACTATCATACTCTTTTACAATGACAGTGGTATCAAAGTTGCGAAGCAAATAGATTAGGGTGGTAATAATATTACGCATCCTATCATCAGTTTCAATTCGCAATGGAATAATAAATGTCGCTTCTTTTAGTGAAATATATTCTTGCTCTAAAACTTCTAATTCCATTAGATTACCTCCCAGTTGTCACAGTATAGATCAGAAGTATCATGTGCTGCAGTATATCCTGTACCAAACCACTTATTTGGTGCAATAATACGCTTATTTTTATTTTCACACAACCAAGATCCCCACCAAGAGAATGAGGAATTAGCAATAATAAAGTCTGTGCATAGTGTCATCATGCACAAATCTGCTAAGTTATCGCCACCCTCAGAGATGAGGAACCTGTCATCAGTAAATACAGTCCCACACCATTCAGGATCGTCAGAAAAAACAATAACGTTACGAGAAGTATCAAATCTGGATAGTGCTTCATCGTAATATTCTTTTGGGCAAGGTGGATGATTGTCGGAGTTTACAAGATAATCTCCACGACGAACATGTAAAGCAATAGGTTCTTCTATGCTATCAATCAGTTCCTTACAAGGACCGTAAATATCATTCTTAAATTGAAAGTCTTCACGAATTTCTTTTTCAATATGAAAAAAATATTTTGTAGTCTGAAGATATCCGTATACATTATGCCCGTCAGGCATATTATTAAATAGGTTCTCATCAAATTTAAATGATGTTTCCTGCACATAAGGTCCAGGAACAACGGCAATGTTTGTAAGACCTGTTAGTTTAAATGCTTCAAACAGCTGATGATCTGTCCAAGGATCTTTGAAGTCGCTAGGTGGAATAGCAAAATCATATCCTCGATGAGCAGCAATACCGCGAAGCCCAGCATACTGAAACATCTGGTTTCCCAGACGACCATGACGACCTAGATGATTAAATCCAATCATTTATACTTTTCCTTCAAATACTCAATTTCAGATGGTAAAAGATGCTCTTGCAATCTTTGGGTTTGATTTTTATGTTCTCGATTAGAGATGTGATAATCAGTTAAAACTGCAGGTTCACCGTGATATTTATAGAGACGATAATACATATCACAATCCATGAGCATGGTAAGTTTTTCATCGAAAAATTCGTTGAGACCATTCCTCATCGCAAGAATAGAAGGAGAACTCAACGTGTTTACTCCTTCTAATAAACGATCATTATATTGTGGAAGTTTTGGATTATAATGACTATATCCGTTATCAATAGTATGTGCAAACCCAGTCACTGCCCATAATACATCATTTTGAAATGCTTTGTCAAGCTCTTCAACTAATGTTTTAGTTAAGATAAAATCATCTTGAAACATTACTTTTAGAACTTCTCCATCAGCATGTCCTAAAGCACAATTTGTATTTGCAGATATATTGCCCAGTAAATTGTTATTCTTTACATAATTAATTTCAAATAAATCTGCATACTCTTGGCAGGCTTCTAATACATCATCGTTAGATTGACTTTGATCTGAAATCCACACGTTGAAATCTTTACAAGTTTGCTGAGTTAATGCATGAAAGATTTCAAACAAATACTGTTTGGCTTTACCGTGACTTTCATAACACGGAATACAAAAACTTACCCTCATAGATCTAGAAGAAGTTGATATGCTTCACAATTACCGTGACGTAATGCATCACGAATTTCTTTATCTACACTTTCATGAATAAACCATTCTTCCATAGTACATCCAGTATTCCTTAGATTTTCTCCAACAAGATCATAACCATGCTTGACAAAAATTTCACGGTGAGCATAGATATCACCCCATCCACGATAAGCATCATGCTCATAGGTAACAGCATTAAATGATAATTTATCCAAAGGGAACTTCTTTAATGCTTCTAATGTAATATCAGGTGGTTCTAAATCAAATGAAAGATAATCCATATGTCTTGGAAGACCAAGAGTATCTACTGCCTCAACATAATCAAAGTCTAATGCATCAGTACAGAACAACTGCGTATTAGGTCTCAATCCTGATGTCCACATATCACAAAGTTCTTTTTCTAATTCAATAGAAAATCCTCGCCATCCATATTGTTCTTCAAGCAACCAAGTGTTATTACCAATACAAGGTTGTGCTCCACCAATCTCAATGAAAGTTCCTCCTTGCTTAGCATCATTAGTAACAAGGGCAAAAATATCTTGCCAGACTTGAGAATAATTTTTCTTCAGATCTTTCATCCCTTCAGGTTTTACCCGAAGAAACTCATAGTCTTTTTGAATATAATTAGTTTGATTAGATCCGTTGAGTGGCATGATTTTTCACGTCCTGAATAATTTGTCTAGTTAATCTGGGAACAACATCGTTAACACCATGAAACTGCTTGGCAATTTCATAATTTTCTTCAATTGCTGCTTGTCTACTATTATAATAGTCTTCATCAATATAGTCAAAGATATTTTCTAGATCCTTGATGTCATTGAAGGTGATGATACCATCCATATTAAACCAATCACCAATGTTTGGACAACCATAATAGATGGGAATAGTTTTACTCGCAAAGCAATCAATAATTTTCTCAGTAAAGTAATTCTTTTGCTGAGAATTTTCTGCTGCAATATGAAACATTGCGGTCTCAAAAAAATCATTTCGTCTTTCGTGGAATGGAGGAGATTTATGCTGATAAATTTCCAATCCATTGACTTCATCTAGACTAGCAAGTGCTTCATGAATTGCCAGTCTTAATTCATGTCCTGGTGCCTGACTTTTGCTGCTAGTAACAAAAGTAATGTGTGGTTTTTTATTGACTTTGAGATCTTTGAAATCTAACCAAGAAGATCCCCACGGAAATAATTCTGCAGTCTTATACTTATCTAAAATTGCTTGTCCAAAAGTATAAATTTTATCAAATGAATTAGCGTTTCTTAGAGCGCCTTCATTAACTGTTGGTGCAATAGCATAAGGTTCTGCAAGAAATAAAATTCTATAGTCAGCATCTGGATCAAAAGATAAATTATCAATTGAAATACTAACTGCAGTATTACCTAAATCAAGTCCCTTTTCTCCCCAAGGGTTCCACCATAATGGAAATATGTTTGCCTTCATCTGATCTCTTGAAAATGATAATGAAATCCAAAGGTTTCTTCTTCACTGTCTGGCAAAGTTTCTTCTCTGGCAAATTTAGATGCAACTTCTACGGGTGCAAATTTGCATCCGTTTTCTTCAAAAATGTGTCGATTATGAACACAAATGTTGCCGTCTTCATTATATAGTCCAGCATTCATATGCTTATAAAAATCTCCTACATTGACTTCCCAAGGCACTTCTACTTTGCTTGGAAGATCCAATAACCTTTTACTCCTTAATGAAAAACCCCCGTTACCAACACGTTGATTTTTACCCCAAGGATCCAGATATGCAGTTGGATCATCTCTCCAAGGTGCTCCAATATAATCATACTGAAGCCAATCATTATTCCATAACCAAGGACGAATAACGTATCCATCAGGATGAATAAGTAATGCATGAGATGTTTCTACATGCTTACCAAGATTATAGATGCAATAAAAATTGAAATCATTGATACTTTTTATTGGATAAGTCAACTCAAAAGTTGCTTGATCACAAAGACCTTCTGGTTTTCCTTTGCTGCCAAGAAACTTTACAGCACCCCATTCAATTTCTTCGCAAGATTTATTGACAGCATATACCGCATCGGGTATATCAATGTCTGCCAACATCAATAATGTTACGTCAGGAATTTTTAGCACGTTTTACAGCTCGATTGAATACTGAATATAAGTCTAACAGATTGTTGTCTAGATTTCTAGCCCGATCATAAAGATCTTCGTTATTTGTAAGCAGTGTTTTAGTAACTTCTGCATAATCATCTACCCAAAGAACAGGATAATCTTTGTATAGTTCCTGCAGGTACGGAGTTCTTTTCATAATAGGAACTCTTTTTAGATAAAGAACTTCCCAATTCCTATGACAATCTACACCATTTCCTTGAGGACAAATCATAAACTTATGATTTTGAATTTGTTTGCAATAGATATCGTAAGATACTCTGTTATCTACAGTTGCATACTTCAACTTTGCAAATTTTTCTCTAATATTACCACGTTCACTAATATTTGTATGCTCAGCGTGATTAATATAAAGAAGTTTTGTTGGATTTACATCACGCTCCATTGCTTTATGCAAAATAGCAATACGATTATCAGACGGATGAATAATACGCTGAACACCATATGGAAAAGGATGAACTTTGCCACTAAATCCAATGGCATTTACACCATAAATTGCCTTTACATTGTCGGGAATTTGATCATGAATATCTTTGCTGATCGGTGTATCTTCTAGATTAGTAAAAATGATAAAATTTGTGTTTGGAAACGCTGCACATGTTTCTAACATGTTATTGGTTTCAAGCAGTGCATCAACCCAACGCTGGTCTTCATCGTTAGTGCATTTAATTGATCTATTATAAAGTCGAATGTTATCGATAAAGACAGTCATCCATTTTTTATCCTTCACAAGTTCAACAAACTCTAGATTAGATGGATCTGCTTGTTTCATGAACGATCCAGGCACACGACCAATGCACCCAGATTGATCACCAAAAGAATAATCGCAGTGATTAGAAACTGCTACGCCTTCAATAATGTTCACTTGATATACTTTGCTAACTTATCTTTATTTTTAATGATGTACTCTGGGAAAGTATCATCAATAGGAACAACTTGTGGGGTGTAAAGATAATCTCTACCAAAAGGATCAATGCCCTTTTCAATACGTTCTTCCATACTGTCCCTAAATTGTGGAAGATTATTTTCCTGATGTTCATATGCATCCATTTTTGCACGAACAGTATCAGCATCACCAAAGAAACTCCAGTGCCAAGATCCATCTTCAACTTTCCATGCATCTTGATGCGACTGTCTGAGTTTATCTACACTCATAGTCTTTAGCATCTTCATGGTAGAAACTCTTGTCCCCATCCACTCCTTCTCGCACAGAAGATTTAGATAGTAATAATAAACTGGACCCTTGAGAACATAATGATTAATTGGATCAAACCATTCATCAATCGCTTTGATTGCTTCTGGATTGGCAATCTCATCAGCATCACTAGTCAAGATAATATCATCATCTTGTGCGTGATCTAACAAAGCATAGATTGCGCTATCTTTATGGAAACATGCACGCTGATAATGAATTGGAAGTTTATAGATATCATCTTCCATCATACTTCGATGATATGGTACACCTTCCCAGTATTTTTCTAAGGTCTCATTGTTATCATCTAAGACGTGGTGAATAATTTTATCTTGCCATTTCTTGAAGCGTTCTTTATTCTCTGCAAAGTATAATGGTTTTTTCTTTCCAGTGAAAGTAATCGTAGATTCATTGATAACAAAATAATCTACTATATCACCCAGGATATTCATCCTAAGTTCCAGTAGATCGAGTTCATTATAGAAGGTGAATGTATCAAAAATTTTCATAAAACATATTCAAGAATAAAATTCCTCTGATCTTCAGTATTTGTCCACTCACCAACTTGAAGATAATCATTTAACTTTAGTTGACAGACATTGATATCTGTACCTACAAGCATACTATAATTTAGATGCTCTGTCAACATTAGATCTGTACAATAAAAATTCTGCACATGTTCACTGCACAATGCAGCAGCAACACAAAACGTTCCTACACCAGAATTTGCTAAGTTTTTTGCCGACATTAGTGTTGCAAAATCTTCAGCAACAGATGAAGATTGTACTATTACCTTTGGGTTTTGTCTAAGAACTTCAACAATGGGATTGTTTTTGTCAGGTTCCGTAACGACAATTGCTCTTTCAAAATTGGAAAGTAATTTGTTGTAAAAATCAAGAGGATTAGGAGTATACTGATGCCCGTTAGGATGAACTTGGTCAAAAATATCTCCACTCCTAATGTGAATAACAACAGTATCGTCAGGTATAATTTGCCTTGGTGGTATCTTAAGATGTGGTGCAATGTGTTCTTTACAGATCCTACGCATATTGCGATAAATGTGGTCAACTGGAATATTGACTTCTTTGTACGGACCTTCCCAATAGAAGAACTTTGATGATAACTCTTGAGTGCTGTATCCAAACGATTTCTGGTATTTGGAGATAATCTCATGATCAATACTTTCAAACTGCGTCATCAATAACTCAGCAACCATACATCCAACAGCACACTGTTGAATGTTATTACCAAGTCTTCCATACCAATGTGAAATTTTTACTGACATACAAATAAACTTCTTGCTTCAGCACCCTCAGAAATGAATGGACCCCAAAGTGTTTCTGGAATAACCGTAGGATCTACATACCAATCTTCATAAGGATTATTACCATTACATACATCAGCAGCAACTAATTCAAATCCTTTAGACTTCAAAAATTCTCTTGACAGTTCTCTTGCTTGAGGACCGTCTTTATAGACATCAGTTTCGTATGTGATCACAGAAACTTTATATTCATCAAAAGGAATTCTAGTTAGGATCTTATAAGTTGTCATTGCAGGTTCACAATCAAGTGAAAGATAATCAATTGTTTTATCTTTCCACCTACGACCATCTAGTTTTTTTTGAAAATCAAAGACAGTACCATCTGCATATTCACATTTATTATGGCGAACTGTGTTAAACAACTCAACCATCTCCTTATCAATTTCAACAGAAATTCCTTTCCACATGAACTTATCTTCTAAAAGAAAAGTATTATTGAATTCTACTGGATGATTTGCACCAACTTCAAGATACTTACCACTACGTTTTCCTTGAAGCATTGTTAAGACAAACAAGTCTTGATATGCTTGAGAAAAGTTTCTTTTAATTTTTTCTACCCCAGGAAAGGGGTTGTTCAGTGCATCAAGTTCTGCGTCGTAATGTGTATTCATCAGTTCTCAGTATATACCTTCTTAAGAATTTGTTCGTTAATCCATTTGTAAGTTTTAGCAATTCCTTCTTCAAGGGTCATGGAGTAATCCCATCCTAGTTTTTCACGGATAAGATCATTGTTTGAGTTGCGACCACGAACACCAAGAGGACCATCGATATGCTCTTTATCAACAAACTTACCAGCAACTTTAGCAGCAGTTTCTACAAGTTGATTAATGGTTACCATTTCTTCAGATCCAATA